TGGTGCTTGGCTTGGGCGTGGCCCTGACTTCATGCAAGACACTACTGCCACTGGTGGGGTTGAAGTTGCAACTGCTGGGGGTGCTGGTGGCATTGACCTTACCCATTGTTGCTTTCAAAACTTTGGTTACTGGGGTGTCTACGGCTACAAGCTCTGGGGCAAGTCTGTCATTGATAAATGTTTCATACGAGACTGCGGGCTAACTGCGGCTGCTGCGCTAGGGGATTCATTTGGTGGCGCTATCAACCTTGCTTCTCTTTCAGTAGATATCAGGCTAAACAACATTCATGCTTTTGGTGATAACTCTACAGCCACGGGTATTAAACTTGGGGCTATCAAAACTGAGACTGACGCGTTAGACAGGCTCTGGCAATTGGGTTCTTATGTGGTTACTGATGGGTGCCACTTTGAAGGGTTTGCCCACCCAGCCTACATTGCTTCTACTATTGGTTGGTACGTAAACAATTGTAACTTTAAAGGCAACGGCACAGACGCCTTTCAAATCGGTTATGGCAGTAACGGGGTATTCGACGTTAGGGTGTTTATGGGGATGAACAAGTTGTTTGCTGTTCCTGTCGTTAACGTTACTCATACCAATGTAAACTTAGGACAACTGTATAACCAAGATAACAATGGGTGCGTTCTAAACTATTGGGACTTTGTTCGTATGGACACGATTGGTTCTTACAGAGGGGAAAAGTCTCATAAGCTATCTCTTGCCCCAAGGTCAGTGCTGAGTGAAATGGCTGGTGGTGCTGGGACAAGAGACGTTGCTAATAGTTACCCTTATATGTCTTCAGACTTTCTCCCTTCTCACTTCTCACAAAACAGAGTCCCACAGTTTGCTGCTACTGACGCTCAGTCGACTCTTGTTGATTGGGTAGAAGTCAGTGGGGTAAGTACTGCAACTAAAACTTGGTCGTGCCTTCTTAAGAACGACGGCACTGATGATGGTATTATTAAGTACACTATCCCTAGCTTGGTTAGTGGGGAAGACGAGATTTATACTGTTATGGCTTGGTGGGATTTGACTGGTAGCCACGCACCTGTTAACCATTCGCTTGTGTTGACTGATGGCACTGACGAAATCTTTAGACGTACACTTCGTGGTGGTGGAACTTCTGCCACTGACACAAGACAGTACATGATTGCTAACGTTAAAATCCCTGCAACTAAGACTACGCTTGTAGTGCAGTTTGAGTCTGCTTCTCCTAACAATGCTTATATCAATTGCCCTATTGTAGTTAGAGGGACTACCCCACAGATGGACCCAGCTAAGTGGCCTTCGTTTTGGATTGCGTCTAACGCAGCAGTTGTGACTGACTAATGAGTACGTCCTACAGGAATGAACTTAGGGAGGCTGCTGAGGCAGACCTTCTTACGTTCATTAGAGTGGTAAGTCCTGAGAGAGTTCTTGGGGCTTGCCATGAGGAAGTAATCTCATGGTGGTCTAGAGATGGCGCTAAGAACCACCAGCTTCTCCTGTTCCCACGGGATCACATGAAGTCTGCATTGATTGCTTACCGGGTTGCTTGGAGATTGACCAAGGACCCATCACTCCGTATCCTTTACATCTCAGCCACCGCTAACCTAGCACAGAAGCAGCTTGGCTTTATCAAGAACATCTTTACCTCTAAGATTTACAACGAGCTGTGGCCTCACCACGTTAAGCCTGAAGAGGGTAAGAGGTCTAAGTGGACCAACACAGAGATCGAACTAGATCACCCTATCCGTAAGCAAGAGAACATCCGTGACCCTTCTATCTTCGCGGCTGGTCTAACCACTACCATCGTGGGCCTTCACTTTGACGTTGCCGTTCTTGATGACATTGTTATCCATGAGACTGCTTACACTAACGATGGACGTGAGAAGGTTAAGACTCAATACTCCCTTCTCTCATCAGTCGAGTCTGGTGATGCAGAGGAGTGGGTGGTGGGTACACGCTACCATCCTCGTGACTTGTACGATGATATGCTTACTATGGCTGAGGATGTCTACGACGACAACGGTGATAAGGTTGGTGAAGAAAGTATCTATGAGATCATGGAGCGCCAAGTGGAAGACCGTGGTGATGGAACTGGTGAGTTCCTGTGGCCTAGGCAGAGGCGTAAGGATGGTAAGTGGTTTGGCTTTGACAGAACTATCCTTGCTAAGAAGCGAGGCAAGTATCTAGACAAGGCTCAGTTCAGGGCACAGTACTACAACGATCCCTCTGATCCTGACGCTCAGCTTATCTCTTATGAAAACTTTATGTATTATGATAAAAAGTTCTTGACAAAGAACAAAGGAAACTGGTACTATAAAGATAGGAAGTTAAACGTATCTGCTGCCATTGACTTTGCTTACTCTCTATCTAAGAAAGCTGACTACACTGCTATCGTTGTAATTGGCCAAGACCACGAGGGTAACATCTACGTACTAGACATTGACCGCTTTAAGTCTGAGAAGGTTAGTGAATACTACAAGCACTTGCTTACCATGATATCTAAATGGGATTTTAGGAAACTAAGGGCCGAGGTCACAGCAGCTCAGTCTGTTATTGTGAGAGAGCTTAAAGATAATTACATTAGACCTAATGGCCTCTTCTTGAAAGTAGAAGAGCACCGGCCCAACAGATACCAAGGTAACAAAGAAGAAAGAGTAAACGCTATCCTTCAGCCACGGTACGACAACCTAATGATCTACCATTACAAAGGTGGCCATTGCCAGACGTTGGAAGAAGAGTTGATTAGCAGGAACCCGCCCCACGATGACATTAAAGACTGCCTAGCTTCTTGTATCGAAACTTCGGTCAAGCCTAGCCAGTTGGCTTATGAAAGGGGAGCAGCTTCTAAAGAGATACACAACAGCATGACTTACAATAGATTTGGTGGAGCGAGTTTCTAATGGTAAAGAAAACTGTAGACTTCGAACAGATCGTCGACCCAGAAGCCCTAGCCACTCGCATTGCTAATATGTGGACTGAGTACAATTCTTACCGTGCTAAGTGGATTGAGCAGAAGAAGGAACTCCGAAACTTCCTCTTCGCTACCGACACTACCACCACGTCCAACAATAAGTTGGGATGGACTCATACTACTACAATGCCGAAGCTAACTCAGATCAGGGATAACCTTCACGCCAGTTACTTCTATACTCTATTTCCAAATAGGGACTGGCTTAAGTGGGAGGCTAACACTCGGGACGACGCTGGTAAACTAAAGGAGCGTAGCATCAAAGGCTACGTTAATACAAAGATGCGACGCTCTGGTTTTATTCAAGAGTCATCTAAACTTCTTAACGACATGATTGACACTGGTAACATGTTTGCTCTTGTCTCTCATGAAACTCAGTTCTACAAGACTCTAGATGGGGAAACCATTACTAACTACGTTGGTCCCACCCTTAATAGAATCTCCCCCTACGATATTGTATTCGACCCAACGGCTTCTTCCTTTAAGAACTCTCCTAAGATTATTAGGAAGCTGGTTTCGTTTGGACAAATTAAAAAGCGAATGAAAGAAGGTGATCCCCTATTCGCGGAAATGTTTAACAAGATTGTATCTAACAGAAAGAAAGTGCTGGCACTGTCCAGCACAGATATCCACAAGTCAGACGGTTATGTTGCTGATGGGTTCTCTAATATCCAAAGCTACTACCAGTCTAACATGGTAGAGATTCTAACTTTCTACGGAGACATGTATGACATTGATACAGACACACTGCACGAGAATGTAATTATTACTGTAGCAGATAGAACTGTTATCATTGGCAACGAGCCTAACCCTAAGTGGAATGGCTCAGACGGAATCCATCATTACGGTTGGCGTGAGCGGCCAGATAACCTTTGGGCAATGGGTCCATTAGACAACCTTGTTGGACTGCAATACAGGATCGACCACCTTGAAAACATGCGGGCCACCATCTTTGACCAGATAGGCTTAGGCATGATGAAGATCAGGGGTGACGTTGAAGACTTTGTGCCGGGTCCTCTTACCAAGATTTACTTGGGTGACGAGGGTGACGTAACCTTTCTTGTTCCAGACTCTACCGTTCTTAATGCGGACTTCCAAATCTCTGCTCTAGAGCAACGGATGGAAGAGATGGCTGGTATGCCTAAGCAGGCTATGGGGTTCAGGACCCCCGGGGAGAAGACTGCCTTCGAGGTGTCGTCACTCATGACCTCTGGTAACAGAATCTTTGAACACAAATCTGGCTCTATGGAAAGAGATTTCTTTGAGCCGATTGCTAATGACTTCCTTGAAGAAGGACGCCGTAACTTGAATGACTCTGACATCATCAGGGTTATTGATAAGGCTACTGGTGCCTCTATCTTTAAAACGATTACCAAGGAAGACATCGTAGGTGCCGGGTCCATCAAACCAGTTGGAGCCAGACACTTTGCAGAAAGGGCTAACCGCATTCAGCAATTGGCCCAGCTTCAGCAAGTGTCACAAGACCCAAGGGTTTCCCCACATATCTCTGGTCTTAAGATTGCAGAGATTATGGCAGAAGAGCTTGGGGAGATGGAACTGTTCGGGGAGAACATTACTCTTATCGAAGCCAACAACTCCGCTAAGTTTAATGAAGACCTACAGGTTCAGACTGAGGAAGAGAATATGATTAAGGCTGAGGAAGGACTGTAATGAAGTCTGATTGGTTTAAATCGTTAGGTTCTTCTCCCTCTGACAAAGAGAGAGAGACCCTAACCTCTGACATCCATAGGAGTGAGGACGTGTTGATAGTACTACACAGCATTCTTGCAGGCAAGATTAAACACACCATGCCTGCTAATTACTACAATGAACCTAACTTTGCTTATAGACTCGCTGACCGTAACGGCTACAACAGAGCCCT